GAGCTACAGGACGGCTCACTAGTCACACTAAAGCCTGCAAACATTGCGGTAAGCCGTAAGGGTCACGAACTCATTAACAAGCTGGGCCAGAATCCAGAGGTGGCTGAGGGCGAGCCGGAACCGGAAGAGCAGGATGACATTCATCAGTTGTTGGATATTGTATGCCTATGCCTTAAGCGTCAGCGACCAGAGTTTGAAACAATTGATAAGAATGGTAAGAAGGTTCCAAACTACGAGGTCATGGAAGAACTATTCGACCTAGACACAGCGTTTAAGGTAATTGAAATTGAATTAGGCGTGAAGCTAAATGACCCAAAACTCCTGGAGGCAGCGATGAAGCTGGCGATGGCAGCGGAAGCACAAAACGAGGTCAACGGTTCGACGAACTAGAATTAGCCGAGCTTGAAGCAGAAGCTTTCTTGTTGGGGAACTGGAAGAACTTTGAAGAGTTAGAAGACTCGTTAAGTTTGCCTGAACTAGATTTAATCTTGAAGCACAAGAGAGAATCCGAAAGAGATCATCAGATGTTCCTTGCGGCAATACATAGAATTGATCTAAGCAAGAATCAAAAGAACGATGTAGAGCAGAGGCTAGAGGAGGTAAGACGCCGAGCAGCAGAGCAGGAGCTTGGTGTAGATGAAGTTGACAGGCAAGAATTCGCTGCATTCGGACTTGGATTCGAAGTAGTAGAAGAGGGAGCTGAGTAAAACGCAAGATATTGTTGTACGGTTTAATGGTAAGGCAGACTTTGGTGATGTGCGAAAGGAAATCGTACAGCTACAGGCTGCCTTTTCCCGCATGGAAGCATCAATGGCGGCAGCTCGTAAGAGCGCTGACCCAGATGACAAGATCGGGGTATACAAGGATCAGCTAGCTCAGCTAGCACAAATTAAGTCTGCATACAACAATGCTGCAATGGCTTCCGGAAACTGGCACGTCCAGACCGTCAAGAACATTTCAGAGTCAGAAAAGCTAACTGATCAAATTAAGCGTCAGAAGCTTGGTGTTCGTGATCTTGTAAAGTATTACAAGGAATACCAAAGTACTTCTGGAAAGAGCGGCGCTCTTTCTGAGGCAATCAAGGAGCAAACTGCTCTTCGTAATGCTACCGCATCACAGATGACAGGAAACGTTTTCGGAAAGAACGAAACTGACCTTCACGTTCCAAAAAATCTTGGAAGCGATCTTGACAACGTCAGAACAAAGCTTGGTCTAATAAACCAGGCTATTGGTTCTGCTTCAACAAGCATGGTAAACTGGGGTAAGAATACTCAATGGGCCGGTCGTCAGATCACTGTTGGTTTGACTATGCCTTTGGGTATTGCGGCTGTAGGCGCAGCAGCCCTTGCTTTGCAAGTAGATAAGAGCCTTACTGACGTTGCTAAGGTTTATGACACCGTGTCTCAATCTCAGATGGGACAGGAAAAGGAACTTGCTGCTGTACGTGAGCAGGGATTGGCAACGGCGACCCGTGCCGCCCAGGAGTACGGGTCGAGTCTACAGGACACTCTAGACGCACAGGCCCAGCTAGCTGCAACAGGACTAAACGGCGCTAAGCTACAGCAGGCAACCAATGAGACAATGAGAATTGCTACATTGGGACAGATGGATTACCAGAAGTCAGTCGATATGACTGTTGCTTTACAGACTGCATTTGGTTTGAGCAATGAGGATTTGACAAAGTCATTCGACACCATGAACGCGGTTGAGAATGCAACAAGCCTAAGCATTCAGGATATTGCTGACGCGGTCCCCCGTGCAGCAAGCGCAATGGCGGCTTTGGGCGGTTCAGTAAACGACATGATCGTTATGCTTACTGCCATGAAGGAGTCTGGTGTAGACGCAGCAGAAGCAGCTAACGCAATCAAGAGCGCCACCTCTACAATTCTTTCTCCTTCTACAAAGGCTAAGAATTACTGGCAGGAGACTTTTGGCGTAGACATTACCGAGATGGCTAAGGAGTCAAAGGGTAATCTTCTACAGATGATGAAGGACCTGGCAAAGGTTACTCATGGTAAGGACGCTCAGGAAGTAACCAATGGTATTAACTTGCTATTCGGTAAGTATCAGTTCAACCGTGCAGCGGCCCTATTTGGTAATCTAGGTGATGCCATGACTGGAACACTAAACCAGACCGCTACGGCCATGCAGACAGTCGGTGAATCTAGTGAGGATCTTGCCGCAACTGCTGCGACCGAGCTAGAGCGTTGGCAGAAGTCTGTTAGTGGAAAGTTCAAGCGGGCAACAGAGTCAATTAAGGCAGAGCTTGTTCCTCTTGGAATGGTAGCTTTGCAGGTAGTTACTCCTATCATTCAGCTTGTGTCACAGATGATTGCTGGGTTTAATAACCTTCCCGGTTCAGCCAAGATGATTCTCCTTGTGTCTGCTGGCTTGCTAGCTCTTATCGGCCCGGCAATGATGCTTGTTGGTATCTTTGCTAACCTTGCTGGTTCTGTAATCAAGTTTGGCTCAACAATGGCAAACCTTAGGCTTCGCTTTAAGGCAATAAACTCAGAAGAAGCTGCCGCAGAAATTCTAGCTAAGAAGGCAAAGTCTCGTTTCGACACTGAGGGTGCCGCAGCAGCCAACCTAACACTACAGCTACAAGCTTTGACAAAGGCCATGGAACAGACTGCGCTTGCTCAGGGTGCCCTTTCAATGGATAGTACCGGCAAGATGGTTTCAAGTCGAGCTGATGGCGCGGTTACTGGAACTCGTCAGGTGGCTCAGCGTGCAAATGGCTCTTTGATGTATGCTGCCGGATCAGTTGATGCTAGTGGAAATAAGATCGGCGGACAGACAATTAGTAAGGCGGACGCTGCTGAGTGGGAGAAGGTAAGGGGTACTAGTGTAGTAGTTTCAGAAAATGCCAAGAAGACTCGTGTCAGTATGGACGGAGTTGGAAAGGCTCTAGGTGCTATCACTGCCGCCGGTTTAGTGTTTGGAACAATGCAAACTGGTGCAGACGGCACACTAAACACAGTACTTAACATTGCTATGGTTGTTGGCACGATAGGAATGACATTCCCTGGTGCATTCACGAAGGTTCTGGGCAAGGCCAAGGAACTGCTTACAACTATGAAGGGTGTGGGCGCTGCCACCGCTGTAGCTAGCACAAAGGGTAAGGCTATTGGTGCTATGGCGACATTGACAACTGGATTCAAGACTAATGGAATCAAGGGTGTCGGTCAAGCCGTTAGCGCTCTAGCCCCTAAGTTCGCAAGTATTGCAAGCATTGCAACTAAGATTTTCTTGCCAGCAGGTATTCTTGCCGGTGGTGTTTTTATGATCAAGAAGATCGCTGATGCAATGAATGAAGTAGAAAATAGACAAAAGGCAATCGGCTCATCAGCTAAGAACTGGGCCGATGTTTTGGGATACACTTATACACCTGGCGTGTATGATGGTGCCGCTAAGGCACTTGACACTTTAGCGGCTCGCAAGCCTGATGTTGATGCTCTTACCGAAGCTAATGAAAGTCTTGTTGAGTCTCTAAGGGAGGCAGCCAAGGAGGGCGGCGACTTCGGTAAGGTGTATGATATGGCCATGCAAGAAGCACTAAAGGTTGTTACTTCTGGTGGAACCGCAGCACAGGCCAAGCAGGCATTCATGATCTCTCTACAGGCCGCCGGTTTGCAGCAAGTGGAAATGGGTCCTCTAGAGCTACAATTTGATAGTGTTGACTTGACAGATCCAACACAGATCAAGAGCCAGCTAACTAAGCAGCTTAATAATATTATTCAGTCAATTCCACGTGGCATTGATGCAATGAATGGTAGCTGGTTCAGAAATGCAATGGGTGGAAATCTAAGCAGTGAGGCTAGAGCCGCTGGCCTAAATGCAGGACAGACTTTTGCTAGAATGTTCATGTCAGCAGCTACTCCTGCTGAACAAGCTGATATATTCAGTAACTTTACTAGCCAGCTAGACAGTGAGTTCTCCGGGTCATTTAATCAAATTTATAACAATTTGGACGATGACTGGAAGGCTAAGTTCGATAAGCTTGGCATTGACTCAATTGGTTCACTTCGCGCAGCGCTCGGTAAGATTGATGATGAGGGCGAGTTGATTGACTGGAACATGGCAATTGGCACCAAGGGTCAGTCTGCTATGGCATCATATGTCGAGTTGATGGAAACCATGCTCCAGGGTATGGTTGATGAAGGACTGATCACCGAAGACAAGATGAAGGAAATCGAAGATGGCCTTTGGAGTATGGATGATGTTAAGGTTGAGCTTGATGTTGACGATTCTGCCGTTACCGATGCAAAGGACGACGTTGACGAAGCAGCGGCAGCAGTAAATGATCTAGATGGAACGAACATCGAGATTACTGCGGACATGCGCACCAACCAGCTTAAGTCTTCAATGAGTGGTACAATGGATGCCATCTACGCTGAGGCAGATCGTCGCCTACAGGCGTCACAAGATGCTCAAATCAATTCAATTCAGGCCGCTGGCGATAAGCGCCAGGCGGCACTAGAAGCGCGCGGTAAGCGCGAAGATGCTTACTGGGATGCACGCAGCGATGCTCTAGATAAGGCACAGCAGGCCGAAGATGATATCTTCGGCGACGCTTGGGACAATCGTGAAAAGGGCGAGAAGGCATCATGGGATCGCTCTGAGGACAATCTAAGCGATTACTGGGATCAGCGCGAAAAGGACACCGAAGCATATTATGACAATGAGTCAGATCGTATTGACGCTACCATTGAAGCGATAAATGATGAGACTGATTCCAGAACAGAAGCAATTCAGGTCCAGATAGATGCCGAGACTGATGCTGATGACATGCGTCAGAAGCTGTTTGATCGTGAAAAGACACGCATTGAGCGTATGGCAGAGCTACAGAATGATAACATTGATTTCAATTCAGCTCTTGGCAGTGGTAATCTAGACGAGGCCGCCAGAGTCTACAATAGCACCGGTGCTAAGGTGCAGCAGTGGGGTCTTGATGATCAGAATGACGCTCTAGATGAGATTGCAGAGAAGCGTAAGAAGGAGCTAGAAGATAGCATTGATCTTATTGAGGACGAACGTGATGCACGTATTGATTCTCTAAACGATCAGAAGGATGCTATTTCTGATGCTAAGGACTTCCGTATGGAAGCATTGAAGGCTGAGCGTGAAGCGGCAGAAGAGTCTTTCGAAGCTCAGCGTGCGGCAGCAGAAGATTCACTCGCGCGCCAGCGCGAGCTAGAAGAGCGGGCACTAAAGGCTCGGCAGGATGATGCAAAGAAGCTTGTTGAATCTCAGCGTCAGGCTCAGCAGGATTCTTTGGCTAATGCCAAGACTGCCGACCAGGCTAGGACTGCTAGTGCTCAGGCGTCTGCTCAGGCTCAGTTTGAAGCAGACCGTCGCGGTCTAGCACAGCGCTTGCAGGAGCTTCAGGCATTCACGCCTCGTAACCAGGCAGAGCTGAATGACCACATTGCCAAGGTAGAGCAGGCATATCGTGATTACGGTATCAACCTTTCTGCTCAAGGAAATGGATGGGCCCAGTTCATTGGGGGTGCTTTGAGGACAAATGTTAATACTGCTGCTATCAGCTTGCAGAATGACATTAACTGGCAGGCAATGGGTAAGGTTATTTCTGATCGTGTTGCTAGCAGTACTGGAATGTCAGCAAATGACTTGCAGTTCTTCATTCAAAACGGTAGATTCCCTAAGCAGGGAATAACTGGAATTTTTGATCAGGTTTTGGGTGCTGTTCAGCGTCTTGCTTCTAGTGTCGGTTCCCGACACACCGGAGGTTTGACGCCAGGAACAGCCGGGTTCTCTGCGAAGGACAGAACAGGAGTTCCTCGTTCTGCCAGCCTATTCCCGTCTGAGACAATGGCAATATTAAAGCGTGGTGAGTTTGTTGTAAATGAAAAGGCTACACGTTCTAATTATGGTCTCCTGCAACAGATTAACTCTGGTGCAATTGCTCGACACGAAGGAGGAGTTGCAGAAGCTGCGCCTACGATGGTCGGTGGTATGGCATCTATGCAGGGTCAGGTAATTGAAATGGCTTTGGAGTCATGGGTTGCTCAGGCGATGGCACAACAGGCAGCAACAAAGATTGCAGTTCAGCAGAATTCGGAGGGACTTCTTGGTGGTGGTGCTTTCGGCGGCGTAGCACAGGGCGGAAGTCAGATTGATCGTATGTTTAATACCATCAAGGCAGCCTTCCCTAAGGCTCGACTAAATGATGGTTACCGCCCGGGTGCTAGCGACATGCACGGTCAGGGTAAGGCTGTTGACCTTGGTTTGCAGGGAGTGGCCGGTGGATTGGGAAATAGCTATCTTGCTTCTATGAACCAGTGGATTGCAGATAATATCCCTAACGTATATGAGCTTATTTACGATGGAACGGGAGATAATCGTCCTGACCTTAAGCGTGGAGCGGCTTATAATTACGGAGCCGCATTGCAGGCTCAGCACCGTAATCACGTTCACTGGGCCATGCAGTCATTCCACAAGGGAGGCGGTTTTGGACTACCTCAGCTTAATGCTGGTGCGTTCACCATGAGCGAGGGGCTAGCAAATTTGCATCCCGGTGAAGCAGTATTGACAAAACCACTAACTGACGGGTTTAAGCAGAATGTTGCAAACTCAACAGAGAACGGTTACAATGTAACTATCGATCTAAGAGGTGCTTTGGTAAGAGAAGATGTTGACATTGAGCGTGCCGTTGCTAAGGCAATTGACGCAAGAGAATCTAGAAATGGTAGAAGAAGGGTTGTTGCATAATGGCTGGACGAACAGCGATGGTTTTCCCCAAGGGGGCAATGGTCCAGTGGAATAATAACAAGCTGACTGACCATAATAGATCAGAGCTTTCCGTAGACATAGAACGTATTGAAACGGCAAAGCGTATGGCGAATGGAATGTTGCGAAAGTATATTGTCGCAGATAAGCGTACATTTTCTGTATCTTGGAATGATCTTCCTCATACGAAGAACTATACTGTAGACGGATTTTGGGGTGGTAAAGAGATGGAATTGTTTTATAACACGACCCCTGGGTCTTTTCCCCTTAAGGTTACGTATGGTGATAATACTACAGAAATATTTACGGTTATGATTACAGAGTTTGGCAAGACAATAAAAAAGAGAGGTCTTTATGACTTCTGGGATGTAGATGTGGAGATGACAGAGGTTTAATGAAGGCAGCAACAATTGCGGCTAAGAATCTAATTAAGCAGAGTGATCAGGTAAAAGCGCTTCCGAAGCTTACGGCTGAATGGGAGCATAATCGGTTCACTCCATTTGTCGATCCTGAAAATCCTGTAACGGTTACACCGATTGAGACTCAGAATATAGAATGGCAGTCTATCTATGACCTGACATCAATTGCGTTACCAAATCGTCCAAGAACGGGTATTGCTAAAGCTAGGATAGATAGCAATGGCAAGCTGACTGCCGCCGGTAAGTATAGGGATATTCCGCAATCGTCACGATTCTATCTTTCAACACAAGATGACCAGTATAAGTATTGGTCATCACAACAGAAGACCGGGACGACCGCCGGTTCGGGTGGTTATAGTTTCTCAACCCCTATAGAGTTAACTCTTATGTACGATACACCAACAGTTGCAAATAAGGTGGTTATTGGTTTTGAGTGTAGTTACGCAACTCCGTCAAGTCTTAGCATAGCCGTCACCACTGATGGTGTTAATTGGAATACGATTAATACTTTTCCACCAATTGATGTAGATGGTCGAATTACATTGTGGAGGGATAATAATGACACGTGGACTGACGCCAAGGTTGTTGTTGATCCATACACAATAAAGAATCTTCCAGGAGTTAAGGGAGTTCGTGTAACAGTATACGGAATGAATCAGCCGTCAACCCATCTTGATGTATTGCAGATGGGCGCCCGGTTGGAAAGTGATCTTTCTGATTATATAGAAACATACTCAAAAGATTTTGAACTTTCTGATGTATCATTTATTTCCCCTCTGGGTCAAGCATCATCAAATACTGCTAGTGTAGATTTAAGCAATATTGATAAAATTTTTAATGGTAATAATTCGTCAAGTCCATTTTATGGATTAATTGGTAAAAAAGTTAAGTTCATAATGGATCTTAGTCTAGATGTTAGGCCAGCTGGAAGCGCAGACGAGCGCGTCCGGGAATTTACTATGTGGACAGACAGTTGGGGCGGGGAAGAAGAAACCACCTCCAGCATTAAGCTAAAGGATTCTTCTGTATTTTTGCAGGAGATGAGTGCTCCTAAGGTGTTTTGGGGAGCAAGCCCAGCTGACGCATACAATGGTCAGGCAACCCCGGCCGATGGTGAGGTTATGACTGTAGGTGCTGTTATATGGCAGCTCATGGATCTAGTAGGTCTTAGTAATTATCAGTACATTACAGACGTGCTAGATACTGGACAGGCAGTACAATATTACTGGCCTGATGGTGATTCTACCGTATGGGAAGAGATTTCAAGTCTTGCCGAGGGTACGCAGACTGCTGTCTACTTCGATGAATATGATGTGATGCAGATTAAGACTCGCAATACTATTTTTTCATCACGTGAGACTATTGACTGGAATCTTGATGCTACGAAGAATGGTATCAAGTTGCCGGACATTGTTGAAATTGAAGTAAGCGATGAAGTCGTTGCAAACGAAGTAGAGGTTACATATAAGCCTACTAAGTATAGTAACTTTCAAAATGGCCTTCCACAAATGGAGACGGTCTGGGAGTCTGCTGATGACACTGTGATTCTGCGTGCTACACCGCTAACCCGTGACTTGTTAAAGACAGACACGGTCATGTGGATTAAGTACAGTGAAGCTGCGTATTGGCCATATGGGTCTTATGTTAATATTCGTGGCGAAGTCATAAAGTATAGAGGTAAGGAATACATTTGGCGCAAGCCCGGTGGAGGATTTGGTTTCGATACAGTCTACAGTGCTGACGATAAGGCTAAGCTTGATGCTGCCAGTGATCCTAATCTTGCGTACTTGAACAGTTGGAGTGGCAAGGTAGAAATCACAGAGCGCGGTGTTGGAGGAACTGGAACTGCAAACCATTTCGTTCGTCCGGCTCAGTATAACCTAAAGGTAAGCAATCACTTTAATAATGGTTTTTACCCTGTCTCGGCCGGTACAGGCATGAATTACTTCGATGGCACCATGACTTTAGTTTCTCCCAGCTATGTCGGGGGAAATGACTACTTCATTGCTCAGCATGAAACATTGATAGAGTCAACCAATTCCCAGTATGGAACTAGAATGAGGTTCCCTAGTAGCCAAATTTATGCGAATAAGCTAGCTGTTGGAGGTATGGTTATTGCCGGTGATTGGGGCGATGCTGGTTATTATGTTAGGCTTTCTCCAACAGAATATGTTGAGCTAGAAGGACGAGTTAGAAACGAGCTAGCATTAATTGCTATGCCCGGCGATGCCCCGGCAGAAAGTTTGGTTGGTGTCACGGGTGACCTTAAGGGATTTGCTGCTGCCATTAAGTATGACGAATGGATCGACGTTGACGTTCGTCATGTTGCTCATGCCAATGGAAGTTCAACGGTCACAGTTTACCTTAATGGAGTTTGGTCAGGACAGTGGGAGATTCCTCTCGCTGTTAGACAACGCTCCCCCGACACCGGTAGGTGGGGAATTTTCAATGGTAATCAGTGTAGAACAGAATATGAGTATGTTTACGCCATTAATCTTAACAATCGTAATTCAGATTATACTAACCTGTCACCAGACGAGACATCGTTCATTGATCTGGCTCGCGGCGGGTTTGTAAGCGGATTCATTGAGAGAGAATGGAGATACGGATATTTCTCTAGCATCAATTACGCTGCCTACCGTGAAGGAAGCAGCAAGTTTGTTCAGAATTGGTCAATATCTGATAGTTACGTATTGGATGAGTTCGGCCCGGTCGTTCATGAGATGAGAGAATTCAATGCTACATTCGATGATGGTGAAATTCCTGTAAGTCATTCATGGCTTAACTTTACTAATGAAGCTCAAATAGTTTGCACAGACTACTATGCTGATCCATTTGGTGCAAAGTTTACTCTGGTTAATACCAGCCGTCGTGATGCTGTAGTGAAGGGTGAAGACACATACACTGTTCCCGATGACACTGTAGACCATGATTTCTTTATCTATGGTCGAGTCTTATTGCAAGAAGATGAGTTGACTGTTACTACCAGGGATGAACCTTCTATTAGAAAAAATGGAGTTACTTCCGTTAAGTTTGATAATCGATTCATTCAGTCTGAGGCCTCCGCTATAGATATTGGACAGTGGGTAACCAGACTTTGGGCCGGTGGAGTGGATCAAATTGAAGCGGATATATTTGGAAACCCATTCATCCAGATAGGAGATTTGGTTACTCTGAGTTACCCTGTTAAGGACATGTACCCAGAGACTCATAAGTATTTTGTGGTCGGGATCAAGAATCAATATGAAACTGGTCTTGAAACAACACTAATTTTAAGGCGAGCCCGGGTTTAAGTTCTTAGTCGCTTAATATTTGACATTAATACCTGACCTGCTATAATTGTGCTATGGCTACTTCAAGGGTTAGAGACGTTGTAATTGATCCTCGCTTCTTCGTTCCGCCTGGTGTTGTTGACGTTAGGCACCAGAATAACGAGGATGCCGAGGTACTTTATGACGCCTCTACCCTTGCACAGGAAGGCCCGGTGCTGCAATCACCAGCTTCTGTAATTCCCATGCCACCAACTAGCTATACAATTGTAGATCAGCGAGTACGCATTGCTTCTGACGGCCGAGCCATTGTAGATGCCATTGTCGATTTCCCTGACGTTGATGGCGTTATTTCAATAGACGTGAGGGTGACGAAAGTTTAAATGATTACAACAAATGGAAAGAACGTCATTAAGCGTTTCTTCGCTCGTCAAGTTCCACAGATTGCTGGAAGTATGGCATTTGGAACATCATCTAGCGCCCCGGTAGTTGGGGATGTTAAGTTAGGTGCAGAAGTTCTAAGAGTTCCCATTTCATCTATTGGTGCAGACCTAGACAACAATAGGATTGTATTCAAGGCAGTCATTCCTGCCGGAACGCTGACCACCATATCAGAAATTGGTTTGTATTCATCGATTTCTTTTTCAAGCACACTCGACCCGGCAATTATAGATCCTTCAAACGTGTTGGTGTCCCGTGGTATTTTTGTTACTCCACAAGCTGTGGATGCTGATGTTGACAGTGAAGTCGAATATTCTTTGGGGATTAATATTACATGAGAGTTTTACTAAGAGACTTAGCGGCCGGTCAACAGTATGCTTTGCAGTTTCGTTCTAACACGGGAGAGCAAGTATCAGAGTGGTCACAGATTCAAAGATTTACAACAACCAATGATCTAATCCCGCCTTCTCAGCCTACCAATTTGACGTGGTATGATTCAGGAGCTGCATTCATAGGTCAATGGGATCAGGTGACAACCCAAGCGACCGTGCCCGCAACACCAATCAAAGATTTTCGTTACTATCGTTGCAACATTTCTGATGGAACTAAGTCCGTTGACCGGTTCGTGATTCGTGAGTTTATTTCACTTAGCAAGCAAGAAAACATTGCTGCCTTTGGAACTTACAAGAACGTTCTGACTTTAAAAGTTTATGCTGTAGACAATACGTACAACGAGTCTACGCCTGCTACTGCCATTATTGACCCTGCAATTCCACCCATGCCCTCGGTGCCGGTCCTAAAAACCTATTTTGGATCGCTTTTGGCAGAGTGGAATGGCAAAGACTCATCAGGCACCGGTATGCTAGATAGCGTTGAGTATTTAGAAGTACATCTAGGAACGACCAATAATTTTACTGCAAGCGCATCTACCTTGCAGGTGCGACTGTACCCAAGTGTAGACGTAACTACTCAGAGGGTCTTGCTGTCTGGTCTTACCGATGGAACAACTTACTACGCTAGATTCATCGCTGTTAATTTTGCTGGAAAGAAATCTAATGTTTCAGCGATTTCAAATAGTGCGGTCCAATCACGGTTGACTGGATTAGACATTCAACCGAATGGAATTGGAACAGCCCAGATAAACTTCACGGCACGTGATCTTGGTGGCGCGAATGCATTTTACGGATTGGTTCAGCCTCAGATTGGCGTTAATGGTGTTACTACGCTAAAGGCCGGTGATATATGGTATAACACCAGTACCGGAGTCAATGCTGGTAAGACATATAGATATGATGGTACACTTTGGAATGAAGACGCTACAATTGGCGTTATTAGTGGTAGTAAGATTATGGCTAACACTCTTACTGCTAATGCAGTAGGGACCAATCTTTTGATCACAGCATCTGCCAACATGGCAGATGCTGTGATTGATAGTGCCAAGATTAACTTCATAAACGCGGCTAAGATTACGACTGGCATTTTGCAGTCAAACCAAACCACTGTAGTTAATAACCTTACTGTTCCTACTTGGTCACTAGATCTTAATGGAAATGCCGTTTTTAACAATGGTACTTTTAGAGGAACTGTTGTTGGATCGATCTTCAAGACTTCGGCAGCTAGCAATGACGGCATTATCATTGACCCTAATGCCCCACCATTCGGAGCTAACCCTGCCGGTGATACTTATGCAGAAATCAGATTGTATGATGATTACACTCGGGCATCAAGAATTAGAGTTGTTAATGAGACAACAGGTACCAATCCAGGATCAACCTTTCAGCTTACGGCTCCGGGTGCTTTGGGTAACGCCATTAATCCGGGCGACGTTGCTGGCGCCACCCTAATGCTTGACAATAGAGGACAAGCTCTGCTCTACACCGACACTGGTATCGCTTCTGTATATGGCAAGGACGTTAGAATAAGTGCAATTCCTGGGACAACCAGTCCAAGCAATATTCAAATAGCTAGCGCTGGCGATATGGTTTTGACTGCTGTCAACAACAAGTCGTGTAGCGTATATGCCTTTGACATGTATGTAATTCCCCCAAACATTAATGGGGTGGGTAGAGGATATGTTAGATTCATGGGTGGAGACGTGCCCGAAACAACTGGACGAATTGCACTTATAAACACTGCTGGGTATGGTGTTGTGCTTAAGGCATACTATAATCCTAGCACCGGTAACCCATTGCGTTTCGAAGTTAGAAATGCTAATGATACTAGCTGGGAAAGAATGGGAGCTACAGCTTTCGATGTGCTTTCCGATGTGAATACGAAGGATGAAATCAGAATAATTCTATCTGGTGAAAAGCAATCAATGCTTTCCGAGTTAATGGAAACTGATTTATACTCATATAAGAGAATTAGAGACGATGATCTTTACAGGCCCACGGAGATTGGTATGATTGCACAGAAGGCCCCGGCGCTAATTACAAGTGGTCCGTCAGGAACGATGACTGTTGACTTGTATCAGGCGCAAGCCATGCACTTGGCAGCTTTCCAGGAGTTTGTAAAAGAAACAAGAAATGCCATAAAGGAACTTAAGGGAGAAAAGAATGAATAATCAAATGGATGCTAATGAACTAATTAATGGTCTTCTTGGCCAGGTCGGTGACCAGGCAAAAGAAGTGGCTATGTTAAAGGTTCAACTTGTACATGCACTGAATCAAATTGACGAGCTGACTAAGCAAGTTGAGCCGGTCGAGGAAGTGGTAGACGATGGCAGCGACACCGTATAAGTCAGTTAATTTTTCTGGCGAAGCGCTGAGCCAAGCAAAGTTTCAGCAACTTGCAAATAATGGGCAGTGGCTTTTTGAGAATACTCCAAGGGTTAGATATAGCTCATTCGGCGGGTTACTAAAGGATAGTAACACCAAGATTATTTCTGGTAAGTCACCATACACAGCAGTTAATGCTGATTACGCTCGGGTTGCAGTTTACTTCGGTAGCTTTTTTACTGCCGGTTGTAAACCTAACGTTACGGCGACAGTTGAGGTCGGCGGCGGTCTTGTAAGAAAGGTAGTGTCACTTACTAGTCTGTCTGGTGGTGGTGTAGACCATACGGGTTTTGTAGCTGAGTTATTCACCGTAGAGGCGGGCACTCAGAATCGTTTGGTTGAAGCTGGTGGATTTATTCACTGGCAAGCAATAGGTTACTAAGTCTTTCTTATATAGGAGAACCTGAATGTGTTGAAAAAGGGATACTACTCATCTAGGCGTAGAGCAATAATGCTAGCCGGAGACGACATTGATCATTTGACCGTCTTTGAGCGTGATGAGTGGATTTGCAACATATGCAAGAAGTTGATTGATAGGTCTTTACGCGGGGATAATTGGTGGAGGGCAACACTCGATCATATAATTCCGCTCTGCAAGGGAGGTACCCACACGTGGGACAACACGGCCGCTGCACATTGGAAATGCAACATGGACAAAGCCGACAGACTGTGCTAGACTGTAGGTTGTCATGACAGGGGGGCGCTTTGTGCGTCCCTTTTGTCGTCTAAGTAGAGAGGAAGAATTATGAGTGTTCCAACGAATAAGGAACTGTATGATAATGCTCCCGAGGATGCATTTGATGCGGTTAAGGGTTGGCTGTCACGACACCAGCCTCCGGGCGAGTGGAGTCCGGTTAGGTCTGATTACAAGAGTTGGCTAGATTGGGCCACTGCTAACTTTTTCCTTGATCCTGAAATTAGGGGAGCCTTTAAGAAAGAGTTTGGCATCACCTGGAATGTTTGAGAATGGAGATACATGAGTAACGATATGCGGACCGATAGCTTTGAGACTTGGTTGTGTGTCGTAGAACCGGGTGCTGAGCATGATTTCCGCCCGTATACGTATTTTACAGCGATCGTAGAATAATGGCTGATACGTTAGGTAGACGTTTAGAGTCATATGAAAATGTGCATCACAAGAACGGCAATCGTTCTGATAACAGATCGGAGAATTTAGAATTATGAATCAAAAGACAGCCAGCCGGTCAACGGATGGAAGATTTGATAGAGTATGCCGAATGGATTTTGAGGGAGTACAGTGAGCGGTGATCTTAGATGGGCTTTTGCCTCAGATATTCATTTTCCTCTTCACGATGCGAGGACTGTTGAATTATGGTTGCGTGTTTTAAAGTGGTGGAAGCCCGGTGCAGTAGACTTGCTCGGAGACATTGATGATGCTGATTCTACCTCACGCTGGGCAATCGGTCCAGAGACTTCTGTGCCCATTCTAGATGGTGGAGTTGTAGCAACCCGTGAGTTTTTAGCAGAGATTAATGGCATTGTACCTGATGCAGATAAGCATTTTTTCGACGGTAATCACGGCTGGTTCAGGCACGAAAAGTATTTGCAAAAGAACGCCCCGGCGATGATCGGTCTGATTACACCTGAGTTGCTTTACGAGAGCAACAAGGCCGGT